AAATAAGAGAACTAGCATATAACTTTGACGTAGATGGTTATATTGCACCTGATATGACTATCCTTGCTGAACATATTAGTGAAGGTGGTTTAACACAAATTGCATATCAACAAGAACCAAATCAAATTGTTTATGCTACAAGAAATGATGGTGAGTTAGTAGCATTAACTTATCAAAGAGAACAACAAGTAACTGCTTGGCATAGACATATCTTTGGTGGTAGATTTGGTAATGCAACAATAACAGTAACTGATTTTGCAAACATTGCAAATGACACAAGAATAGTTTTAACAAAAGCAGATGGTACGACTACAACCTTTACATCCGCTACATCTGCTACATCTGGTAAGTTTCATACTACATCTAGTAATAATCAAACTGCAACAAACTTAAAAACATTGATAGATGCTGACTCTGATTTTACAGCAACAGTTAGTAGTAATGTAGTTACAATTACAGAAACATCTCCATTGTCTACAGGATTCTTAACTATAACATCTTTAGATGATTCTGTTAGATTAGCAAAAACTAATGAAGGTAAAGCAGTATGTGAAAGTGTTGCTGTGATTCCAACAGACGA